CAACCAAACGACCGTGACGCCAACGCGCGTCAATCCCGCCTCGATGTCGCTGCGCGAGCGAGCGATCAGGGTGGACAGGGTTGGCCGGTTGAAACTCATGATGCGGATGCCTCCCAGACGAAGTCGAACCGCTGGCGGCCGGGGCCAGTGGGTCGTTCCAGGATCACGCCAAGCGCCAATCGTTCGCCTTGCGCCTCGACTTCCACGTCCAGGCTCTTGACCACGCCATCGCGCTTGAACCAGGCGAGCGCATCGAGCGCATATTGCTTCGCGTCGCGCACGGCCTTGGCGGTGACCTTGGATCGCCGCAATAGCCACAGCAGCGACCCGAGAGCATTACGACCAGCGTCATCATTGCCCGTCCCGTCGATCGGATAGGGGAAAGCATCGCCCCACCATCCGCCGCGATCTGTGCCGACTTCCGGCAACTCAGCGCCCTCGGGCGCGCGCGCGTCGGAAAACAGGCTGATGAGAATGGCCGAGCGCATACCTTCATCGGTCGCAAGTCCGCCATCCTGCATCAGCAGATCGGCGCACCACGAATCGGCATCCCAGATGAGCGCCAGATCGGTCATGCCGCACGCACCTTGTCGCTGCCTTCGACGATCTTGTTCGTGGCCGGGTCCACCGCATCGCCAACGCGCGCCACCTTGGCACCGCCTGCGCCGCCCAGCTGCACGTCGTCGCTCTCGACGATCACGACCGGCGCGGCGACGCGGACCTTGTCCACGCCCTCGATCAGAACCTCTTCGCGCTTGAGATGCACCACGTTGCCGAGGTCATCATGGAACGCCACTTCGCCCGGCTGGAGATTGACCAGGCGAAAGCGCCGGTCTTGGACAACAATGGCAACAGCATGGCTGCGCAAGCCTCCCACGCAGCCGACCAGCGCTTCGGCGCCTGCCAGCGGATGCGAGGTAAAGCCATAGTTCTGCCAGCGCTCCACGCCATCCTGCGTTTCGTCTGCCAGCAGATCGACCTGCAATTCCTGCGCTTTCGCGGCATCGTTGATCAGCGAAACGACGGCGCGCGACAGCATCAGCCGGATGCGGCCCTCCAGCGGGGCCAGCATGCGGCGAACCGCATCCATCATGCCTTGGCCTCCGGCTCGGCCAACTGCGCCCAGGCGCCGGGCGGCACCAGGCTCAGCGCCGTGTAAGTGCCTTCCTCACTGTTGCGGACCAGGTTCACCCGTTCAACCAGGTGCACCCCATCGACATCGCATCGCGGAATGCTCACCTGTGCCCGCGCGCCCGGCTCCCAGGCCGGGCCGGTTCCACGATCGCCGGCATACCATCCCGGCACGCGCGCATTCACCGGCTGGCCCTTGGCCGCGCGAGTTTGCGCCTCCCAGGCCGCGCGTTTGCGGGCGGAACTCACGTCCGCCTGCTCTTCGGCAACGATGATGAGGGGGCGGTATCGCGACACGTCGGCATCGGTCGCTTCTGCCTTAACCTGCGCAACAGCCTTGCCATGTCGGTTGTCATCAGCGGCCGCCTGGCCTTTCACGATGTACTGCGAAAAGCGCTGGCTGGCGTCATCGGTCGCCTCGGCCGAGAGCAGGTTTACGCCTTCGATGACCTGGCCAGTGATCGAGCCGCTATCCGGGTTGCCGATGCGGATGGTGCCATCGCCCAGGCTCCAGGCGATCAGGCCGCGATAGCGCGCCATACGCTCGATTGCCGACCAAGCCGTCTCGCCTTGCTGGAGGGCGAATTTGCGGAACGCGGCGCCGGTGCTGGCCGCCACATCGATCGAAATGCCGAAAGGCGCCGCAATCGCATTGGCGATCGTCTCCAGCTTGGCGTTGCTCCAGCTACCGGGGCTGTTGATAGCCGAGCAGTCCGCCAGATCGGCGGCTTTATCCCGCCCGGCGATCTTGATCGACCAGTCTTCGGCCGAGAGCGACCGGTTCACGCTATCGATGCAACCGGTCACTTGCGCCACGCCGGCCAAGGTCACCTGGCAAGACATCCCCGTCTTGACCGGAAACACCACACCACCCGTCGTTTCGCGGATCGTGATGCCCAGCTCGAACGAGCCGCAGACGGCATCGATGCCGCGATTGATGCTGACATCGGTCCACCCGGCATAGCCCTTGCCGTCCAGCCAAAGCAGCACGTCGTTGCGCGTGTCTGCGGTCAGCTCTCCGCTCATGTCGTGCTCGTGTCGGTCAGAAGTTGCAGGGTTGATCCGCCAGGAACGAACCCAGGATGCGAAACCGCATTCCGCTCGCAGATTTCGGCCGCCCGCGCCTCGATGCCGGCGGCACCATAAATCCGCTGCGCCACGACCAGGGCGGGCTCGGTCGCCTGCATCTCATAGGCATAGAGTCTCGCCAGGCTGGCACCGCGCGCGGCCAGATCGCGCGTGACAGCCCGGCGCAGCGCATCCAGCGCCTCGGCCGTGTCGTCGTCGCCGGCATCGGCCGCTTCCAGCGCCCGCGCCTCGAACCGGTCGGCCAGCGCCTGGCGCACCGTCACCGCGTCATCATAGCTGACATACGTCATCGCCGCAGCCGTGCGGCACAGCTCGCAAGCGACAGACACGCGGAACAGCCCAAGAAGCGCCTGGCGGTTCTGGTCTTCCTGCACGCGGTTGGGCGTCGTCGTCGGCAGTTGCGCATCGGCCGGCTCCCAATCCATCATCCCGGTCAGCGCGGTGATCAATCCACGAGCGGGTGCGGATAGCGCCGACGCGGCCGAGACAAGGCCGACGATGGAACTGGCCAGTGACAATGGCGCGCGCAGCAACCCCGAGATATTGGCGGGCAGGAACGAAAGCCCGGCCTGGAAAGCCCGCAGCGCTGGCCCCACGCCGCCTTGTGCAGCCGCCGCCAATTGCGTGGCCGTCGCCATGCCCGAAACGATCTTGCCCGCACTGTCCTCAACAAAGGCGGCCGCCTTCTCGATCGAGAATGTCTTGGCGAAATTCGCCGGGGCAGCGGCTGCCTGCGCATCGGCCTCGGCTGTCGCGGTGTCCGCGCTGGCGAGCGCGATCGGCGCCGGCACCGCGAGGCCCGCTTCCTTGAACGTGATGCGAAACCGGCAGATGCCGCCTTCCTCGGTGCTTTCGCTGCTGGAGTAATCCAGCACGATCACCATCATCTGGCCATGCCACGGATGCACCAGCAGGCCGGGACCGGCAGCCTCCAGCGCATCGAGCAGCGCATCCCGATCGGCGAAATAGTCATCGCCCAGGACGTGACAATCGAGCGAGAACTGCCGGGCGCGGCGGCCCAGGTCTTCTACCTCCGGTTCGTCCCGGCCGGGGAATTCGCTGGCCACATTGCGGCGACCGCCCGATCGCTCGTGACCTTCGGTGCGGAACGCCGCACCACGGAACGAACCGGCTTGGTATTGGTCGCGCCAGGTCATGCCGGCCCTCCCATGGAATGACCGAGGTTCACGACCGTTGGAACATCGTCGTTTTCAGCGTCGGTCGAGATAACCTTCCCACGCAGCGGCCCCACAAACTTCACTTCAACTTTGGTTAGGCCGCCCACCCGTACCGCACCGGCAGATGCTTGCGGCTTGCTCACGGCCGGCGCGCGGTTGCGAGCGGCTTCGACGCGGCCGGTGTCGGTAAGCGGACCATATTCCCGCTCAAGCGCCTGCCTGTCCTCCCGTGCCTTCTTTTTGTCGGCCTCTGATACCAACCCACCTTGTTCGTTAATCTCGTCTGTCCTGGCCTGGTGTTGCGCCCTCCATCTTTGGTAAGAGCGCACGGCATCCGCGACGCCGTTGGCGATATCCCAGGCGGCCTTTCCGACCTTTTGAAGATCTCGACCGAATGCCTTCCAATCGGTGTTCTGGATAAGGTTGACCGCCCAATCGAACGCCGCACCGAGGGCGTCGGAGATATCCTTGGCCCAGACTTTCAGCTTACCATTTTCCGCAAGCTTGCTCACCCAATCGTAGAGTTCACTGAGCTTGCCCTTGACCTTGTCGAAGATACCAGCGTCCGCGACCATGACCTGGAAGCGGCTCCACATATCCTTGATGTTGGAGAGAATGCCGAACAGCGATTTGCTTTGGGCGAGGGTTGAGCCGCCAAACTGGTCTTTCCAGATTGCCTCAAGCGCCTTCTTGACCTCCAGGCCGTCTTTTTTGACGGTCTTCGTGATCGCCTGACCATTTTTCCTATAGACGAACGTGACCTTGTTGCCTTGCTGCGTGGCTCGCAGACCCAATTCCAACAGGCGCTCGAAACTCATGTTCACGGCGTCGGCATATGCCTCTGCCACCTGCTGCAAATCCTTGCTTGTCCCAGCCGCAGCATCCCCGACAATCCGGAGGGAACCATCCGTAGGATCGACACCAGCGACGCTTTGCAAGGTCCGAAACGCCTCAATCGTCTGGTCAAGTTCATAGGGCGTGTCGGCCGCGAACTTGCTGATCCAGTCCAACTTCGCCTTGGCCTTGTCCGCAGAGCCCTCAGCGACCTGAAAGGCGATGCGATACTGCTCCATTTGACCAGCAGTGTCGAAGAGGTTGAACAGCGACAGGCCGGCCCCAGCAGCCACGCCGGCTGCCCCCCATTTCGCGAGCCCGGCGACCTGCTCG